CGTTCCTGGGAGGTATCCCATGTCTCGTGTTGGGACGACCGACCTGACAATAATGACCTTATTATAAGACGTCTCTCGCTCGAGAACCGCTTCCAATGCCAAGTACATCGCAACAAAAGTTTTACCAGTACCAGCAGAACCAGCAAGGACCAGATTCTCTCCATCATCCCATGCATCATAGGCTTTCTTTTGATTTTCTGTCTGTGGTTCATAGTTATACAAGTCTTCAATTCTAGCTGTTGCTTTGCTCATATTGTTGTACCATTTGAAGTTCTGAAATTAATCTATAATACCAAACTCGATCATGAGGATCACTTGCCTTATCTGCATCTTCTCTCAGCTGTACGATACGAGTAGCAATATAATCCCTGTAATGTTTTTCTCTATTACGTTTCATGTCTTGATTGTATTTCCTCTACCCGATCCCTTTTTTATTCGGCCCAAGTGGTCTTGCCATTCACTACCAGCCCGTCTTAAATTAGACATTGTATTGCTTGAAAACGCAGGAGTTGACAATACCTTTGTGATATCATCATCTTCTAGTTGTTGAGCAAGATCATCAAAAGAACAAGTGACATCCCATTCTTCTCCAGTAGATATTCTTTTAAGTGTGTATTTTGGCACGGATCTCTTCTTTCACTTCTCTGATACGTTCATTAAGAACTCCAATTGTAGTATGTAGGTGTCCAGTATCATGCGGTTGTAATCTATCATGAAGCAATCTAACTTCACATTCCAGTACCGTTAAATAATCCACTATAAGATCTCACAGGATCACCCTCATACATACATTGAGGCTGAGCCTTCATAGCAAGAGGGAATTCTGTCATAGGACCCTTAGGGATATTCCTAGGTGGTGATTCTAACCCCCATAACAGCTCGCGAGCTACCTTATGTGTTTTACCGTACCTGTATCTATACTCTTCACTAAGCGCACGTAGATGGTTCCAATGCCATCTATAATTACCTTCAGATTGCATAGTCCATATAGTACATGGATGCTTCTCATGTACGTTAGCCATATATAAAATCTCTGCTTCAAGGTCATCTGCACCTTCGTATAGACAATAGTAAGTACGCATAGTCTTACCTGACTTAGATGGTCTCTTGATTGGAGCTCCATCTAAAAGTCTATGAGCTGTAGATAACATTTGTGCAGACTCTGTAGTCATTTTAACTACATGTCTATCACATTGAAGCTGAGCTGCAACCTCAGGATCTTTATCAAGCACAAATATGTTCATTATATAGTATCCCTATTCTCGCCAAGTAATATACTTATTATACAGCAAGAAGGGCGATCCGTCAACTGTTATTATTTCATTTAGGGTGAATTAGCAGGCACTACACATTCTAGTTGTTTGAGTACAAAGTCTCGTTTCCTTAGTATTTTCTGGGCTCTCTGTTCGTATCCACGTTTTACAAGTTTCTTCGCATAGATCTCTAGTTCATGGGAATCTTTTTTTAACCGTTCGATTTGAGCTAATACCATTTGTAGTGTCCTATAAAAAAAGAGCGTACACGACCGTGCACACTCTGTTGAGGTTGTTGTGATTAAAGATGTATCTTGAATGCTATTCAAGTAAACCAGGAAATGCCTCCTTTACAACTGGCTTGGTAAGACCTTTAGGGGTCTTTTTGTTAACCATGCCAATGACAAGTTTTGCATCTTCTGGATGAATACCTTCGAGCAATTCAATGAACAATCTCTCGCGCTTAAACTTCTGCATGCGATCCCCCTTGCCGCCTTTGGCAAAGTACAGAAATTTAGTACGCTCTCGTAAGAGATTGGTAGGTGCGTTATGTTCTTGAGCAGGAGTGAAAGGTGGTTCACCTTGTGGGATATTCCATTGTAGTCTTGCGTCCATAGAACCAAAGATAATATCACGTAACGCTTGTGAATCATTTTGCTTGAGAATGTTTACTTTCTCAGCCTTCTTACTGGTCTTAGCTACTTCTTGCAAGACCTCAAAAACATACTTAGCCATTAAATAAATTCCTCCACGGATTCAATCAACATCTTCATATTTTTATTTATAAGATATGGAAATACCAGACTGCTATTTTTCTCTGGTTGCTGATCATTAAATTCTGAAATAATTTTAACTTTCAACTCTTCTGGAGTCTGATCTAGATCAATCAGTTTCTCATTGCGTTGATAGTTACGATACCATGATGCTGCATAAAGTAGTTCACCATCTGCTAGGTCTTCTACAATCTCGTCAATCTTCTTCTGAGATAGCTTTGTCTGGCGTTTTCCCTCGGTTACAAACGTATCATCATCTGACATGACGTTTGGTACCCCATCACCACTGTCACCCTTTAGAATCTTCGTTAAAAGGTTAGCTTTGGGTGCATCTTCTTTATAGAACTTCTTCTGAATAGGATTGTACTGCTTGACGTTTGGAAACTTCTGTAGTTGCATAAAGTCCTTATCAGCTGAGATAATTAGTACATCCTCATACTGACCAAACTCTTGAGTGTTGTTACACAGAACGCCAATGATGTCATCAGCTTCACACTTATCAACCTGAATGACTTTATATGGAAAGTTCTCTTTAATCTCATCACGTACTTCACTAAGAATACGAAAAGCCTCGTTCCAATCAATATCAGACTGTTCTCTATACTTCTTACGATTAGCTTTGTACTGAGGAAAGTAATCCTTTCTCCAGTTACCAATACCCTCACAACAGATTACAAGTTCACCAAAGTCTTTCTTGAAAGCTGTTCTATGCTGACGAAGACTGTTAAGAATCATATGTCTTAATAAGTCTGGTTCATCAGTTTTATTGACAGCCACTGTTGCAACTGCCAATCCATTAAAGTCAATTAATATCATAATCTAATCCTTTATGTGTTTTGGTAAATGTCGAGAATGAATCTTACACCCTATGAACTCGTTATACCACTCATCGGAAAGTAGTACGTCATTATCGAACTGAGCTTTTGCCTCATAGTAGGACATCTCTCCTTTTGTTGTACACAGTCGGAGGATCTCTCTTCGATAATTGGATGCTCCTTTTTGCTCTTGCAAAGTTTGGAGATCTGTATTTGAGCCGAAATAGGTACGCCAATCAGACTCTGTTCTGGTCCGTACCTTTCGTGCTCTCTTTGAATTTTTAGGTAATACTTTTGGGCGCCAGAAGTTCTTTTTACCGATATACTTCTTGCCTGTATCAAGCTCTGTGATGAGATATACGAATCCTTGATAGTCTTCGGGTGTCTGATCATATTCTTTTCCATTATAAGTCCACATACTATTATATAGTAGTTTACGGAAAAGGTCAACCAGAAACGTAGATCTCATCTTTAGGATGATACCACGTCTTCTGGTTGTGAAACTTGCCGAGTAGTTCTCGGATCTCTTTTATTCGCTGATCATATTCTTTTACACTATCAATCTCATCAGCTGGTTTGATAGTTGATTCAATAATAGTCTGCCTTGATACTGAAAGTTTATGAATTTCTTTACTAAGGGCAGATTCTACTAATTCTAATTCTCTTGGGTTAAGATCAAAAGTCTTCGTGTACATCAGTCTCGCTTATATCCTCTGTGTTTGCTCGCCGGCCACAACAAGGACAATATTGAGGTTCACAATCATTGTCAACCAGTATGATTGTCGTCGAATCACATTCTTCACATTCAATGCGGTATTCGTGTTCCATTTCTACTTCTTTCTAAGATTTCTAGTTTACGCTTATCATCACAGTAAAACCATTCTCTTATTTCTTCAGAAGAACGACCACAGCCTAAGCAGTGGTCGTCCTCGATTTTGCAAACCCTTATACAAGGTGAAGGGATACTAGAAGTCAATATCGCATGCACCCCCTGCACACGCAGCAGCTGCTAACGTATCGACATCTGTATATGTTTTTTCAGTTAGATCCGTTTTCCAATTAACCTCTTTGAGGTTCTTTTGGATCTTATTCCATTTGTGAAGCAGATATGCATCTTTCAAGCAATACTCAGTTTTCTTCATATCACCATCAAAATAGTTATCTGCAAAGTTTGTGAAACGTCTTACCCAATCTTGCTTTGCTGAGTTTTCTGACGATTCAAGTGTGATGTCCTCACCCATACCTTGTGCGGTAGAGCAGGCAACCCACAAGTTAGAAAAGACTTTGAGTGCATCGACAACCATACCAGAAGCAAAGACTGCACCTTCATCATATTTTTCTACCATCTCCTGTGAAGAGATAACAGCAGTGTTTGGTGCTTGGTTGTAATCTTTATCTCCAGTTGGAGCTAGGAAAGAAATACCTGAGAATGAATAACGATTCTCAAATACATATTTCTCTACATCGTCCCAGTCGTCGACGATAATAGTGTTAGAAACGTTGTGGCGAATTCCTTCATCTGCACATAAGTCTTCATTTGTACCTTCTACAACCCAGTTCTTCTGAGCCTTCTTAACAAGATCCAAATGTTTGACCCCATAAAGATCATCTTTGAAGTATGATCCTTGATGTGGAATGATAGGGAATGAAACCACAACATCGGTACCTGATGCAGACCATACAGATTCCTCAACCATATAAGGATTCGATTTAATAATAGCCTGAGTAATTTCAGACTCCTTATTCATCTGAATATTTCTTATGTATTGAGGAGAATGTTCCGCATGAATTCCACTAGCTGTACGTAAAAGAACTGATGCATTGCCACTTGGCTTAACGCAAGTAGTACGAGCAGCAGGATTAATACCGATAATGGCTGCAACCTCTCGATTGACCTTCTTAACAATATTCGCTCCCTTTTTGAGGATCTTCGCATCGAAAAGAATATCTGGGTTATTCATCCATCCTGTAATAGAGACACCAAGCAATGCCTCACGATCGAAGATCTTTTTAGATACTGGACTCAAGAATTTAAAGTCTGTGTATCCCGCTTGTAATGTACCAAGGATAGCGCCAGCACGACATGCCTGATAGAAATCATCTTCAGTAGCACACATGCCACCATTGATCTCTGTTAGGTTACATCCCTGCCATCCCGATTCACCTTCATGCTGTGGGAACATACCAATCTCAACACATGGGTTGGTAGTATGTTCTTTTGATGTTGTAAAGTAGAAACCAGGCTCACCAAATGACTTAACTGATTCCATAATCTTTGCAAACATCTCTGGAGTCGCTTCATCACGAACGATAACAGCTGAGTTATTTGAACGACCACGTTGTGGATTGTCCATAAACCAGTTACCTGTCTTTGCGGTCATCATCTCATCATCTTCTGGTGAGAAGAGACAGATGGTTGCAGAACGACGAACACCACCAGACAATACAGCATCAGCTGCATGCATACAAATATCATATACAGTAATAGGACGAATAGATACTGGCTCTTTTGAGTCTATTACCATTGCCTGTAGCATATGTTCAATCTTATCTAAAGACTTACGTAAGCCTTCTGGTCCAGGAGCTTTGAAGCCACCTGAGATCTTTGCACCCTTTGGACGTACTTGTGATAGGTCAAAGAATACACGACGGCCTTCATAGTCTGGATGTTTACCACCACCTACGAAATATGAAGACATCAATACGTCAAGTGCAGATGCCCAACCTTCGATTGAGTCTTCTACAATGTAACCTTTTGCTTGCTTTGTACGTTGTTGAATTTGTGGTAATTTACCTACATGATGTTCTTGTACTGAAAATCCTGCACCAGCCCCACAAAGCAGGATATAAAAGAATTCTCCAAAAAATGCAGGTCTGTCTGCATATGATGATGTACAATTATACATCCGCATCTGATGCTTCATCAGCTGCTCACCGCCAAACTGTAAAGCACGTTGAGCCCCTAACACACGTTGCTCTTTATATGCGGTTCTTGCTTCTTCTAGGTAATCTGATAGTTTTTCTATGTTATCTGAGTAATTGTCCTCATGCATAGATAGAACACGATCAACAGCTTCATCCCATGACTCATATGTGCCATCCTGATCCTTAAATCTGGAATAGCTTTCATAAAATTTAGTCTGAGACAAAAAGTCTCTCGTGTCTGCAAATCGATTTGACTGCATCCGTTAATTCCTTAATTACATGATTGTTTTGATTGTAGTATTATATATCAACTACGCGTTTTTGTAAACGCTTATTTTACGAGGATTTAGTAAAATATTTTTTAATTATTTCAATTTGATCTTCGTACTTAGCTATCTCTTCCTTAGCTATCTCTTCAAGTTCTTGTTCAATAGCTTCAACAATATCTGGATGCTCACCGACACCTACAGGTCTTTCCATATAGACCTCAATATTAGCTAGATGTTTGTTGACGTGACCCTGTGCGTGCGACAAAAGGGCTTTGATCAGCATTTCTCTCATTGTATATTCTCCAATATTCCATACGCTCGTTAAAACTAAGTCTACGAGCTTCGTGTTCTTTTATTACTCGAACGTAATGTTCTATTTCACTTTCGTCTGGCTTTTTCAATTGCTCTACTTCCAAACCAGAAAGATATGATTGCCGCAAAGATAGCTTTTGTATCTTCGTCCCATAATAGATTTATAGCTTCAGAAAAGTCGGTTCCTGATTCAATAGCATTGAGTAATAATGTTACCTCAATCGTACAGAACAATCCAAAAAAAGCATATGTGATTACAGGTCGTACAGACTTTTGTAATCCTGTTATAAAACCTGTACCTCTATTGATTGCAATATCGTGTTGAATCAGACGTTCGTGTTCTTTGTCTGCACCC